CATGGCCTTGATGACGTAGGGGCCGATCAGCCAGCCCTCGATCTGGTACTCCCGGCGCGGGTCGGGGATTTGCAGCTTGGTCATCCCCCAGACCAGCAGCAGCTGGCCCTGCACGCTGCCCCAGTATTGGAGGGCGTCGATCAGGCCGTCTGGGTTGGAAGCCAGCGGCACGCCCGGGCGGCCCGCGGCGTCCTCCTGCTCGCTGCTGTCGTAGAGCCACATCAGCAGGCCGCTGGAGCCGTAGTTCTCCAGCACCATGTCGATCGCCCCGTCGTCGTAGCCGGGGACACCCTTGAGGTCCTGCAGGTCCGACCGGGAGAGACGATGCTTCTCGATCATGTCGCCGTCTTCGGTCGTGGTCGCCGCCGGTGACGGGTAGAACTTGAACGGATCGACCCGGTCCCACTCCTTGACCAGCTTCACCTGCACGACCGGCTGGTTGTCCGAACTCCACGTCAGGGTCGGCTTCATCCGAATGACCGGCCCCTTCATGATCGCCGTCGGGAACGTCGTCAGGTCGTTGATGAAGGCGTCCATCGCGTCGATGAACCCGCCCTCCAGCAGCTGGTCCTCCATCTTGCTGGCCATGCGCTCGACGCGCTTGTCGGCTTCCTGGCGGACGGCCTCCAGGGCTTGGTCGCGCATCATCGACATCATGTGCACGGTCGACATCGGGTCCGGCGGCTGGCCCTGCCCTTGCGCGGCCGCCATCAGCTGGGCCTTCAACGGCTCCATCGCCTGCTGCACGATGAGCTCGTTGATCTCCGGCGGGAGCTCGGGCACCGCGGTGGCCTTGATCGACCACGGGCGATCTTCGCCGGTCGACATCATGATGTCCTTGATCCACGCCGAGGCCGCCCGGCACTTCTGCCCGGTCAGCCCGGCGAACACCTCCGACCCCCCTTCGACCCGGATCGCGGCCAGCTTCTGCGGCTGGTAGATCGACCTGCGCGCCCGCATGTTGTCGATCATCCGCTGCTCGACGTCCCCGAACCGCTTGGCGTCCCGGGCCACGACGAACTTGTGGTGGATGTGCCCCGACAGGCCGGTGATCAGTGGCATCCCCTGGCGTTCTTCCGCCGCGGCGCGCGCGTCGCTCTCCTGGGCCTGCAGCGCGCCCAGGCTCATGGCGCGCATGGCCGGGTGCTGGATGACGATCGCGTTGGTCGGCGGAGCCGTGGGCGGGGCTTGCGGCCCGATCGCCGAGGAGACCTGCGTCGACGGCAGGCCGGGGCCATATCCGCCCGGGTTGCCAGCGCCAAGGCCAGCGCCGCCGGACGGGGTTACGCTCAGGGCCATGGGGGTCTCCTGCTGGGTGTCACGTCCACCCTAGCGCATTGACGCGCTGGATGGGACGGGCCTGCTGCCGGGCGTTCCACGTCCCGCCCTGCTCGACGTCGGCATGGAGGCAGGCGTACTGGTCGGCGTCGGCGATATGGCTGTGGTTGTTCTTCTCCGGCGCATCCTCGGCGTCGCCCGACTTCTTGAGCCGGTAGCGGTAGCCGCCCCGGTAGGCGGTGATCAGGGGCTTCGCGCCTTCTGGACAGAGAAGGCGCTTCGGCCCCCCGTCGATCTGGGCGTTGAGGAACTTCTCGACCGCGCCGATCCTGGCGGCGGTGACGTTGGTGCGCGCCGGGAAGGCTGGGAGCCCTGCGGCCCTGATCATCTCGAAACAGGTCCGCTCGTCGGTCTGGGCGCGCGCCTGCCCCGCCGGGTCGCCAACGATCATCACCGGGAACCCAGGATACTTCGACGCCAGCAGGGGCTTGAGCTTGGAGGAGAGGAACCTCTCGATGCCCATGTTGTCGCTGGTCAGCGCGTCGTAGGTCAGCAGCCGCGAGCGCACGTCCAACTGGTTGATGGTGGCAGAGGGGTTAAGCCCAAAGTCGAAGCCGATGATCAGCGGCCGCTCGGACATCCGCACTGGGTGCAGCGGGGCCTTGGCCACATGGAAGTCGGGGCGGAAAGTTCTGTAGACGGGAAGACCTGCCAAGGTCTTCCCGAATTTGGCGTGCACGTAGACGTCCACCCAGTCGGCCGACTTCCCCTCGATCAGGTTCTGGTAGTAGTCCTGCGGCAGGTACTGCAGCCAGTCCGCCTCGGCGGAGAGGCCGCTCGGCTGCAGGTGGACGCCGACGTTGGAGGGCGGGTCGGTCAGGAGCCGCTCCCAGTGGGTGTCCATGTCCGGCGGGTTCGACGCGCCCCAGATGTGCTTGTTCTCGCGCCCGTCGTCGGTGACGCAGCCGACGCCGTTGTCGAGCTTGGAGGGGTAGCGCCCGACCCGGCCCTGGAGGGCGTCGTAGACGGCTTGGTTGATCTCGCGGAACTCGTCGATGATGCCGAACGACGTCTGCAGGGACAGCAGTCGCCGCACGTCGTTCTGGTCGTCGAGGCCGCGGAAGAGGACCTCGCACTCGACGTTGCCGAACCGCAGCATGAACTTGAGGTCGGTGCGGATGAAGTTGCCCGCCAGCCCGTCCGGGAACCACCGCAGGAAGTCGGGGATCGACGTGTCCTTCAACTGCTCGCGGGTGTTGCGGACCCAGACCGCTTTTGACCTTCGGACCCCATCTCTGCACGGAGCCATTTGGGCGGCGTGGTAGGCGATCTTCATGATCGCCGCGGTGGTCTTGGTCGAGCCGACCGGCCCCACGATGAGTGAGACGAACCGCTCGTCGAGGAAGAACCCGGCCACGCTCTGCGGCGGCGAATAGGTCAGCGTCTCGGTCATGCCGACCTGACTTGTCCACAGGATCGAAACAAACGCCAGCCGCGCAGCGGCTGGCGCGGGCCTTAGCCCTGCAGGAACCTATGCCACGTCCCTTCGATGGACGAGAAGTAGAGCGCCCCGACCCCGGCGGCCTGGGGTGCGCTGGTCCCACCGTTGATGGTCGCGCCGCCGAAGCCCCAGACGGCCAGCGACGAGGCCCCGTCGTTGAACACGAGGATGGCGTCGCCGCCGTAGGTCAGCGGCAGCATGATGCTGTCGCCAGGGGCGGCCACGGACACCACCCGGACGTAGGGGGCCTTGATCAGCGGAGCGCCGACATTGCCGCCGCCCGGAAGCGCGGCCTGGATGGTCTGCGCCGGACCCGGCGGGGGAAGCTGGTTCGCGAGGGAAGCGCCGGGCATGGGTGTCTCCTGGGCGGGACGGGGCGTCGGTTCAAGCGGACGCTACCCCGAAGCGGGCGTCGAGGGAAGACCGACCGGCGTCCCAGGAGGGACGGGCTGGGACGCCGTGGCCGCCGCCACCGCGGCGACCGTGCCGACCAGCGCCGATCGACGCAAGTCGAAGTCGGGAACGCGGAACACCGTCGGAGGTGGCGGGAAGTCCGCGGGGATCGGGTCTGCCGGGACGTCGTGTACGACGTCGGGAGGCAGACGAGGAGAAGAGGGCGGCGCAGCCGCCGGTGCGGGCTGGGAGGACGTGGGAAACTCCAGCGTCATCGCGCTGGGGGTCACGTCGAAGGCGTCGATCGGAGCGGCCATGAGTGGCCGCTCAGACGACGAGATCACCTCGCGCCCCTCGACCATGATGTTGATCTGGAACGGCGGACCGTTGCGGTCGACGATGTTGGCGGGCTGAGGTTTCAACCGGCCGATGTCGGACAGTTGCTTGGCCACTTCGACGGTCAAGGGAGCCGCGAGCGCACCGACCATCGACTGCTGGAACAGCCGGACGAACAGCGTCTCGGCCATCATCGCGGCCTTGTGCTGGAAGAGGGCTCCGTCGTCGTGGAGCTCGACCCGCTTGCGGACCACCAGTTCCGCGAACCAGGGCTGGGCTGCGAGGTGCTCGTAGTCCTCGGCCTCGTAGCCGTAGCGCTCGGCGATCTCGTGGGGATGCTCAGCCCCTAGCGCGAGCTCGGCCACCATCTCCGGGGAGAAGTAGAGGATCGGCGAGAAGGCATGGGCGTCGTCGGCCATTCCTGATTGCTCCGCGCCTTAGGCGCTGGCTGCGCCAGCGGGCGCGACGCGACGATACAGCCCCTGGCCCGGGGGGACCAGGGACCGGGTTCGCGGCACCGGCGGGACTGGGGGGCTGTTCGACGGGCGTCGCTCGCCACATGGACACTTAAGCTCCGGCAGGGCCAGGGGCAAGGTCGGGGGCGGGAAAAAGGTACGCCCTGCGCGGCCAGGGGATCGAGGGGCGGGGACACTCTTGCGAGGGTTCCTTAGACCGATCTCTAGGCTCCTGGGCCGGGCCTTCCGTTTCTTCGCCAGCCCCGTTTCCGGTTTTGGCTCCGATCTGGTGGGCGTCGGCCCTGGTTGCGCAGGGCGTTTGATCTAGATGCCGTAGTGCCCT